CCACTTTTTGGTAAATACCCTGCCGATGAATGGTTTCCCCAGCCGAACGCGAAGTTCCAGTTAGTGCGCTCCGTAGCAGCTACCCCGGATTTAGCCGTATTTAAATCGATTGCCGATTGTATTGCAGGGGTTAGCGGATTGTCAACATCTAAAGCGTTTCCGTTCAAAGTTAGACCAACGCCAGCGTCTCTTGGGGCTGTGCCTCCACCTGATCCTGTGTCTATCCATGTAGTACCATTAAATTGCCAATCAGTATTTGTGTCCGAACTATAGATTGTTTGCCCCAAAAGAGGGTTTGGAAATGCCAGTATTTCAGCAGTTGTCATTGGGCCGTCTACTGAGCCGTTATCGTTTATCTGCCCTGTTGCGAATTGCGACAACAATATAAGGATAAGAAATAGTTTGTTTGTTTTCATCGTTTTATACTATAGATTTATATACAAAGCGCTCAACATGGGCTTCTGTAGTCGGGTTGGCTTCGGAACTTATAAATTCACAATACTTACCGCTATTTATTCCGGCAATAATTCCGAAAACCTTATATCCAGTTTTGTCTGCTATCGTGGTATCATCTGCCTTGACCGCAACCGTTGGAAGCTCCACCGCTTGATTTATCTTATTTTCCAAGGTTATAATTCTTGATTCTGCCTCTGCTAAATTCATAACTTTCTATTTGACATAATGTTGTAAAATTAGTAAAATAAACCTTTCGATTTATGTTTTCAATAAATTACCATTGTTCTTAACAAGTTTGCCGTCTTGGTTTTTATACAGCGTTATGTTTGATAAATTAACGCTAGAGCTTTTACCTGTACTACCTCCGCCTTCTACTCCTGTAGACGGGCTAAACACTATTTCATCGGGCTGTATCGCGGCTTTATTGTCACCATATCCAAATTGACAGCTCCATGTCCACAGATTGCTTTTATCCATTGGTTTTACCTCTGGAGCTTTTTTCCTAACAAGAACAAGTCCATTGACCTTGAAACCATCCAAAGTAGAGGCTATGTTCAATTGTGTTATCTGTTTTTGGTTTATTGCCTCAACTAAAACCTCAAATCCCATATACGTCTTTTGAACTATGGAGGTTTCTTTTTCATCTCCTGTCTCGGTTTCAGCCTCATCGAACCAAACTGGAGTCATTTCCCCAAAAAGTCTTGCCATAAAAGATATTCCACTTTGAAAAACAATATCGCCCTTGTTCAATGGGTCAGACCAATCAATTTTAAGTAACTTAGAAGTGTCATCCATTTTTCTTATGAACTCACTTACCCAAGGGTTTCCCACCAAAACGGGAGAACCGTTATTATAAAACCCTTTTTCGATTACCAAAAAGGAAGTTTCTGTAATATCGTTTACATCGACAAAAAACTCGAATAAGTTGTAATCATGTCGATTGTAGGTTACTTGAATGATTGAATTAGTTTGTGTAGGGGTTTGAACGTCGATTACAAAATACCCTCCTTTATCCGAATCAAAAGAAGCAGTTTCTATCCTAAATCCACCAAGACCGTCCAAGAATACCAATTGCCCTACTTCTGCCCATCTTGGAGTTGTACCATTATAGGTATTGGTGCCTAAAATTGTATTTGTGTCCGGAACATAGGTGTTTCCGCCTTGGAAATAAACACCCGTCTTGTCGCCCACCTCGAATAAAATGCAATCCATTCTTTCGGTAGCACCAAGATTTTCTTGAATTTGTATAATCGGAACATCTTTTTTAGAACCGTCAGCGCAATCATGTAGCGTAATGGCATGAAAATCGAAGCTACTTTTTATTTGTTGTCCTTTTAAGGAATCGTTTTTGTCAAGATTATGAAATACTCTGTAGTTTACGGAAGCATCTTGATTGTAGGAACCTGTATTAAAGTAGTTTTTCTTGTTCTCATGGCTGAATTCTGGAAATTCGGAAATTATGAAGGATTGCCCTTCTGGAATATCAAAGTACATTGGATTTTCTGCTTCGGTTGCATCTTGAAACCCTGTTACGTTTATTGTTTTTGATATTTCACAACCATATTTGTCTTTTATAAATATTTTATACTGACCCTCATTTATACCCGTAAAAGCGTTTGAAGAACCATAGGACTGTCCCGAAGTTTCTGAAATATTGTCTATTGAATATTCCAAAGGGGAGGTGTTGGCTATTGTCACAACACGTTCTACCAATAAATCGGATGAGAACTCGTAGTTTACGCTACGAACCTTGAAATCTCCCTCCGCAAGCTTTCTAGGAACACTTATTGTTTGGGATTTTACGGCACCAGCGGAATCAGTTACATTAACCGAAACTATTTGCCCTCTATTTAACGGAAAAACATTGTTCTGTCCGTCCCAAGTTGATTGTATCAGTTGGCTTCCAACCCTTAATGTATATGGTGCTGTACCTCCAGATGCCGCCGCCCTAAAGTTTATTGTATCGCAATCACCCCCCGTGTCGTAAGTAGCTAATAATGCTAATGTGTCTATTTGAACTGAATTATCGATTGCACTTGTAATTCCGAACCAATCGCCTGTATATGATGCAGAAGAGAAAGTTCCAACCTTTGCGGTAAACGTAATTACATTATTGTTTACCGCCCATGATATATTTTTGGTTCCGCCAACACTTTTGTACCTGCTTACGAAGCTAAATCCAAGGCTATATGCTTGGTTTGCGCCAGAAGTGTCTTCCACAAAAGGAACCAATGAGAAATATCCAGAAGTGGCCACCCCTTCTACCCCAGTCAATGTTAATGGAAAGACCCCTGAACCATCGTTGAAATTAATAGTGAAGACCCCGTTTGATGGGTTTCCAAAATCATTAGGAGTAATTGTTATAGATATAGTGCTCATGTTATGAATGCTTCAATAAATTTATGTCTTCCTTCCTTGTTGGCATCGATTCGTACCATCCTGAAATACTCTATAGTTTGACCCGTGTTCACTGCAAGCAGACCGAATACATTTGGAACCCCGTTGGTATATCCGTTTATATAGTCCTCTATTTCTTGCGTGACCTGTATCGTGCAATCAACGGTCTGTGGCCTGACCCTTGCGTTTTCAAGTCTTGATACGGGAACTACGCCGTTTTCTATTATTTCATCCTGCCCTGATTTCTTTGTAATCAAAGAGCTGTTACAATTCGATTCCGCAAACACAACGTTACTTTCAGGATAATGATAAAGACCTGATTTCACAACGAACCCATGTGAATTGATCAATAGTTGAGCGGGGGAAAACTCGAAATTATATGCTGAATTTACACCAAAAACACCCGTAGGGGCAACTTCGTAAATATCTTGCCACTTTTTCAGATAGAACTTTCCATTGACCTTTTTGGCTCTGATGCACATTATATCACTATCATATTGTGTGTCCTCGTCAGGAAATGCGCTATAAGGCTTTCTTCTAGCCAACTCCACATCCACATCGCCAAGCCTGAAAGGACTTATTTTGGAATAAGTTGAATCATTGTTGCTGTTTATGGTGCTAAAAGTAGCTTTTCCACAAAAAGATTGCAGCCCGTAAACTTCTTCGTAGTCTTCGCCCCCCTTTGAGCTTCCCAACTCGATTTTAGAAAAGAAATCAGCCTTGGTCAATTTTCTGCTTATTTTGTAGGCTTGTGGGTATGATTTACTCACCCTTCCCGTGGATTGGTCGGTCGATGTTTTGCAGAACGGAACTCCAATGAAATTTTGTTGGGTGTATTTTAAATCTTCTAGCCTAAATATTTCTGTATCGCCCTTGACCTCTATCCACCATGCTATTGGTTTTATAGCTTCGATGTGTTCCAATAATTTTTTAAGGCTTAATTTGAACTGGATAATCCTTTCTTCGTCCGTTCCTTCTTGTATAATATCTGGAAACTGTCTAGCCCAAAATCCGTTCAATAGAACATCTTCTGAAAGCTCACCACCTGTAAGAATATCGGAAACAACTTCTATTTTTTCACCTGAAAGCATATAAAGAAGTCGCTCCAAAGCATCTTTGTAGGTAATGCAATTAGAATTAGTGGGTTCTGAAAACTGACCGCTGTTCTCGGTAATCTCTATCTCGGTTTCCGTTACCCTATAACGAATGCCATCATCCGTATCGGAAAGAAGCCCAAAAGCAAGCCATTCACCTTCATTGACTATTATTTCATAATCATTGAACACGTATTCGACAAAATCGCCAAGAACGCCCGGATTACAACTGTCCAATGGAATTATTTCTTTTAGATTGGTGTCAAGACCATCTCCGTACCTAACAATGTCCAAAGTGCAAGTGCCGGGCTGTGCATTTATGATGGTGGCCTTTATCTTTCCATTTAGTTTAATAATTTTCTTAGTGTCGGAGCTTATAAGGAAACACCCTCCGTTTTTGCCATCGGTCAAATCGGCATAGGTATTATTGGCAGCGTTCAGCTCATCAATACTTACGTTCACTAAGTTTTCCTTATCGCTATTAGGGTCGAACTCGAAAAGAAATGTTCGAGCGTTAAGCCTGTCCCTTGTCCCGAAAAAACCACTTCCGCCAACACTTGCCTGAATCTCAACGCCATCCTCAACGCTCATCACACTTCTAAGAAATATCTCCTTTGGTTCAAGGAAGATTTCGCTTCTTTCAAGTGCCGTGATGGTATTACCCTCTATATCTACTAAAGCAGTCAAATCCAAATCATCGCTGAATTTGGAATCTATCAGTTTTCTTAATCCTCCTTCTGTGGTCTTTACCTTTACAACTCCAGTACCACCTTCTTTTTCATCGTACTCAACGGTTCCCAAATCTAAATAATCAGGTGGAAAACTTCGCCAAGCCTCGTCAAGTCTGGTTCTGTCTTTTTCGATTTTGTGCAATGCCATTTGCTCGGCAATGCCTTTGGTAGAGGTTTGTCTTAAAATAACATCATATCCAGAGCCATAGAATTGTATGGCTTCTTTTCTTTTCTTCAGAAACCCTTTCCCAACCTTGTCTCTTTCGTAAAGGTTTCCATTGCCCTCATCATAGTCCTTTATTTCATCGATGACCACACGGCCTTGACTTTGTGAAACCAAAGCGTACTCTACATTGTTATGGTAGCCTATCCTACTCATTAGGTATTGTAATTATAGGGTTTCTCAATTGTTATATGATTATGGTTATGAATTGGCCTTTTTGCCAATGCCATCATGCTTTCCGTGGTCTGCGAAAACTCTTTTTTCATTTCATCAATCTTTCCTGTGAGCATATCTCGTTTCTCAGCCATTTTCAACTGCTCCATTTGACCTTGTACGCTCATTCTGAGAATATCTTTATTAATATCATGGTAGGTCAAGAAACTATCAGTTGACTTGTGAACTTTGTCGCCACGCTTCATGTCAATTACTTGGTTTCTATCTTTATAAACTTCTACTTGACCGTTACCTCTTTCTACAACTTCCTGATAATTAGAGCGTTTTGCATCATTGATTAAAGCTTTCCCTGAATGTGTTCCGGCCAAATGACCTTCAGCGAATTTAGGAAGTGGTTGAGAGGCTACTATTGCGGCCTGTGCAAGTCCAAGGGCACCAACTATACCAGCTAAAACAAAGTTTGCAGGAGGTGGCGAAGATGCAAGCGCTTTAACAACCCCCACCGAAGTATCTACCGCTATTTTGATAAGATTATTTCTTCTTTCAGCCTTGGCTCTCTCGTTTTGAATTCTTCTTTCTTCGCGATCGAACTTTTCACGGGCTATTCTTTTTTGTTTAGCAGTGGCTAAGTCGTTTTCAAGTATCAAGTCTTGACTTCTTTGTGCGGCTTGAAGTTCTAGGTCGTATTTGTTCAAAGTTGCGTCCAGAACGCTGTTTATGGTTTCCTTTGCCAAATCGGCATAGTTTCCTAGTAATTCTTGTTGTGTGAATACTTGACCTGTTATCTGTTCAAAAACAAAGTCTAATTTTGACATATCAAAATCGAACAATTCAGAAAACGTGTCCATAGTGCTTCCAAAAACGTCTTTTAATTCTTCTGCCGTAATTTCCCCTTGTTTTTCTAATTCTTTTAGATTTTCTACGCTCTTGGTTAAAGCATCGTTCATTGCATCGACGGAAGGGGTTTGAATTGCTCCAATTCCAAAACCCAACTCTGAAGAACCTGAATTTGATTCCGAATTAGACCCCTGAGAACCTGAATTTAAAATAGGAGTTCCCTGCAATATTTGTTGCATTCTAGCTATTTCAGCAGCAACCCTGTCTTTTTCTTTTTCAAGTTCCTCTTGCGAACCTCCTTTAGCATCTAATTCTAATACTTTTTCTTTTATCCTAAGTAGATTCTTGTATGATTTTTCTAATTCATCTACAGCTTCGCCTTCATCATTTTGTTTGGCTATTTGTTTTGAGGTTGCATCAATTACAGATTGTGTTCCTTTTAATCTAGCGTATATCGATGCCAAATAACTTTTAGAAACTAAATCATTCCTTTCTATTATTTGAGTGCTTTTTTCTAAAAACTCACTATAATTTTTAGTTTTCCCAGCAAGTCTAACAAGTGCTTCTGCCGTTTCATCTGCCTGTTGTTTTGAAAACGAACCATCTGAAGCTATTCTTCCTGATAAATTTGACTGTAAATCAAATGATTGTTGCAAAGCTTTATTGTATCGTTCTCTAATAGAGACTATTGTGTTTAAGGAATCGATTTGCTCTTGTTGCTTCTTTCCAAATTGCTCTTGTTCCTTTAAAGCAGCCTTAGCCTCGTCTGAAGTAAAAGCCTCTCTAATCTTTTCAGCAAGACCTGTTATTCCGTCTAAAACAGCGCTTAGAAAGTTAAGAACACCTGAGAATGTTGATTTGATTATAGTGTCACCGTCTGTGAGAACGTTTACAAATTCTATCCACTTATTGGAAAGTCTGTTTTGGGCTGCAACCAAAGTATCTATTCTAGTGACTTGCTCTATTCCGTAAGCTTTTTCAAGTTGTTTTGCGAATCTAGGTAATGCCTCAGAAGATAAAATCTCTCCTTTACGCAGCATTTTGTCTAACTGAGCAACGGTAACGCCCAATGCATCTGCCATTATTCCAAAAGCGCCTGGAAGTCGTTCACCCAATTGACGACGAAGTTCTTCAGTAGTGACTTTTCCTTTTGAAAGCATTTGTTCCAAAGCAAGGTAGACCCCTGTAAGTTCGTCTGTTTTAAGGCCAAGAACACCAGAAGCCTTTGTGACTGACTCGAATATTTGTTCGGTGTCTGAAAGTGATACGTTTGACTGTTTTGCTGCCGCTAAAAACTTTGTGTATCTTTCGGTTGTTGTCAATAAAGAAGCTCCATATTTATCCGATATGTCTGCCAAGAATTCTTGGACTTGCGCGTATTCCCCTTGACTTTCTGTTACTGCTTTAAGGGCAAAACTCAAACTTTCCAATTGCTTAGTAAGTGCAAAAACATCAGTTACTATATTGGCAAATAGCGTAAGTCCTCCCACCACACCAAAAGCAGAGGCCAAGTTTGTGATTCCTGTAATAGCGCCTTTTATACCTCCTTTTGAAAGCAGAAGAAATCCTTTGTTGGCCCTAGACGTGCTTTTAGATACCTTATCATAGGCGGCTTGCATTCGCTTGGTCGCCTTGTGGTCTTTCCCTTTGGTAACAATCAATTTGTCAAGCTCATTCCTCATTTTCTTTCTTTGAGCAATCAACTTATCGTATTGACTTATAACTTTTGATTTCGCTTTATACTCTAATTCGTATTCTTTTTTTACCGCTTTTAAATCAGATTTTTCTTGCTCAGAATACTTTTGAACTTCCTTCTTTTTAGTTGCTAATTTCCCGTATTGAGCAGTCTGTTTTTCAATGGTTTCTATTAGAATTTCCATTTTAACGTTCAAGTCGCTAACCATTTCATTTAGAGCGTTACTTGACTTTATGTTAAGTATTCCAGAAAATTTTTCGCGGATTATTTTAGATGTTTCTATCGCTTTGTTGTCCAGCAACTTAAATTCGTCTACAATAGAACGAATGTCTGCTCTAGCTTGGTCTACTTGGGGTTTGAAACTGTTATCCATTACCTTTTAGCTTTTTTGTTGCGCTCCGTGGCGATTTTCTTGATTTTTTCAATCATGTAAATCCATCTTACGACCGATGTGTTCTCAATATCTATTGAATTCTTTCCAAGTGCCTGTTCTACATTTAAAACTTGCATTTCCAATGGAACAGGGTTGCTGCCTGTTTGAAAACTCTCTATTTTCGCCCTGACCATAGATATTCTATTACCAGTGGTTTTTATCTGCCTCCCCAAATCCTCCATTTCAGAAAGCGCCTTTCGGTTTTTCCTGTACTTGAACTTCCACGATCGTATTTCTTCGATGTATTTCATAAAAACTTCACGTGGCATATTACGCATTGCTATCTGGGAAAATAGTTTTCCAACAACTTGCCTTCTGGTTTCAAGGTATATAAGTTCGCTTTTTAATCTATAGTATTCCAAAGCCCTGTTATCATTGGTTAGTTCGCAGTATTCCTTATAGATAGCGCCCCAAACCTCTTCAAGTTTGTCACGTCCAATATCAAGCACGAAATTGCTATAAGGCTCTTTTGCAAGAAACTCATAGTTGCCCGTTTCCATTATCTTATGGAAGGCATAAATAGATAAAGTCTCACAAGAAATGTGATAGCGCAATACACTCATTTTATGGATTTTATGATTATGGCCAATGAAAAGACAAAGTGTTGTCTAAATAGCGATTGTAGTTTTCCCGTAGGAATTTCGCAAGGGAAATAGCCTTGTATGACATCAAAGATAGAAAATTTTGCTATATTTGAAGTGAAAATTTTAATCTTAAAACCATTTATTATGAGAAAGTTATTTATCTATCTATTAGTTTTTGTCATTTTTATTTTGATTTCATCATGCTCAAAAGACGATGATATTCTTTGTGATTGCACCGTAATCACTATTGAAAAAGTGAACTATAGTATTTCAGAATGTGCTCCGGATATTTTCTTCGATGGAAGGGCAACTCCTAAACAGGCTAGGATTAGGGAAGCTCAAGATAATTGTCAATAACGGATAGCTATATGAAGCGGTTGCCTAAAGCGTACAGAGAATTTGCAACTGATTTATATAGCGTGTTACCTATCTGTAAAAAAAGAAAAAAAAGGAATGCAAATGGCGATAGCCAAATTATAGAGTATGAGTAATTTAATTAAATATTTAAAGAAAGAAATATCGTTAGACGAAAAAGTTAATAAACTAAAAAAAATGCGACGAGACATGCTAAATCGTATTGGAAACCCAATAACAAAAAAGTGTACTTATTGTAAAAAAACTTTAGATATAAAAAACTTTGAACTGGTTAACACTAATTACGCTACTCCAAGCATAAATTCTAGATGTATTGATTGTGCTGAACTTTTTTATATGGCTAATCTGTTAAGGCTTCAATACCCAAATATGACAATAAAAGAAATTATGCTAGATGACAAAATGATGGAATTAAAAAAATCACAATTATTAAATTATAAACTAAATAAAATTATTAGAAATGGCAAGAAATAAACTATCAGATTTAAACGACCACTTATTTGCTCAAATTGAGAAATTAACTGACGAAGATTTAACAACAGAACAACTTGAAAAAGAATTAAAGGTAGCTGATTCAATTGCGGATTTATCTTCACAGATAATAGGTACGCACAGAATTGTTTTCGATGCAGCAAAACTTATTTCAAACGGGAATTTGGTCTCTAAAAACATACCTGAAACTTTTGGGTTGAAAAATGTTAAGTCTTTAGAAGAATAGTGCAATATGATTTATACACAGGTGTATGAAGCGTTTTGTACAAGTACAACCGCAACAGTTGGTGGCTTTTTTTCTTTTTTTATTGTAGGTAACGGTTTGTATATGAAACGGTGGGGATAGGATGCACTTGCCTATCTGAAACCGATAACCTTAATTAAGTGCAAGTGGGCTAAAAAGACGTACAACGCCCCACTGTTTTATATACTGTGTTGTGCGCAGTTATTATTATGTATAATCCAAAAGACACAATTAAAGAACAACTGATTACAATTATTTCTGAAAGATGCGAAAAAGCACCTTATGTAGATGTGGCAAATGCAGTAGACGACATTTTTAAACTACCATTTGAAAACATTTCAGAAATAATGATTAAGTGGATGGCAGAAAACCAACACCCACATACAATGGCAGAAATAGACAGCACAAGGGCAATACTATGGGAAGGCAAACAAGCGCATAACAACGATGGTTTTCTTGTGGATTAATTGCGCACAACGCATTGTATAAGGTGCGTTTTAATGCACTTTATACGTTGTTGTGCATAGTACGGTTTAAATAAAAAGATATGAGAATAAAAGCGATATACATTAAAAATTTAAAAATGAGTGAAGGTAAAGTTGCTGCTCAAGTAGCTCACGCTGTAAAGAATTTAGGAGTAACACCTATTGATTCTGATATAATTGTGTTGGCAGTATCAAGAAACAAATTTAGTGAGCTAATAGCTGAAAATGACTGTTATGTGCAAACTGATAAAGGGCTTACAGAAGTTGAAGAGGGAACGCAAACAGCAGCAGCTTGGATAGAACGTAGTTAGTATTATGCACAACGCCAAGCTATGATTCGTTTTTTCTATGAATTATAGCGACCGTTGTTTACAGTTGCATTGAAAATATCTTCTCGTAAACATCATTCATAATACTGTCTTTCCAGACTTTTTTTATGCTTTTTGCTGATAGTTTTGAGAGACTTGTGTCGTATGTAGCCTCTAGTGCTCTTTTTAGACTGAAATCAATATCAAAGTCTGTGCCTTTTGCATTTATCTTCATAGAGTCAAAAGTATTGCCCGTCCATTCGAAGTTGTATCTTGCCCCTGCTTTTTTTGTTTTTCTTGGAAAAGGAGATTTTTTAGCCCAATAATTTTCTGTAGATGGTTCGTATTTAGGTATATTTCCACCGTTTCTTTTTGAAGGATGTACTAAATCCTCTAATTTACCCAAATCGGTTACTCCATAGCCTTGTCCTAACTGATTCTTGCGTACAATCTCTAAAATCATATCTTCGTTTTCGTCGATTTTTCTTTCCACGAACGAATCCAACTCATTATATAGTTTTTCAAGTCGGTCTATGTAAGGTTTCAATAATCCCATATTCAAAGTTAAGCAATATTAAATATAAGGCATTAAAACGCCTGATATTCTTGGTTGTACAACATTTAACCTAACAAGGGAGTATGGATGGAAAATAAAGAAATAGAAGTAACTGGATTTTTAGACGAAAGAAATAATATTTATACTTTTTGTGAAGTAATAAACCCCATTACTAAAATGGAGGCTAAAGAAGTTAGGACAATTATAGATACAGGGTGTTCTATTAGTATGGTAAGGCCAGATTTAGTAAATGGAATTGGAATTTTAAGCAATTCTGAAACTGAATTTATTAATCCAAAACATGGCACTTATAAGGCTAAAACTTATTTAGTTGACATTAGGTTAAATGGGCTTAGATGGACTGGAATTAATTGTGGAGAGATAATAGATTATAGTACGCCATGTGGTTTCATTATAGGAATGGACTTACTTAAAAATTGCAGATGGAATTACGAAAACGGGGTATTTACTATGAAAATTTCCACCAATTTATAATTGGAACTCTTCCCCCTTTTTCATATTCTTCTAATGTAATATCAACACAAATAGATGATGCTTTCTTTTTATAAATTGTATTTTGTGGTACCGGTACAACTATTTCATCAGATGGAATTTTATCTTTCATATCGGTTATATTCTTTATTTATGGGTTCTAGGCCGAGAAGAACTATTTAAACAGAGGAGAAATATTTTCCTCTATCATTTCTAAATAAGAATCGCATTTGTTTCTTAAATGCTCGGTAAGGTATTTTAAACGATAAACTTGTTCTGTTGAATGTACGTGTGTAAGATATGGAAATTCAAATTTGCCAATGGCATTTATGGATTCGTCTATGTTATCGTAAATAACATCCATAGATTTTTCTTTGTAATGTTTTAAATCTTTTTCAGATGGACTTTTATCACTCATAACGGAATAAAAATGTTGTACAATTAATTAAAATATTATAAAAATGGCTACACCTTCAAGATGCCCGAAATGTGAAAATTCAAGTTTTGAAATATCCACAGAATCACCAAAAAATTCAAATTTCAAAGTTAGTTTTGTAAGATGTTACTCCTGTAAAACAGTTGTTGGCACTTTAGAACACGAAAGCACTACGTCCCTTTTACACAAACTTGCTCAAAAGCTGAACGTATCGATTGACTGATAGACTTTTCCAATTCATCGGAAAATATCTCGTATCCGCTCAAATCGGAAATACCGACCTTTATTTTTTTAGGGTCTATCTCAAAATTTGAACCTATTTTTATAGTCAATACCATTAAAAAACGTTGTACAACAAGGGCTATAATTCATTGCTAGGTATGTCCAGACTTAAAACTATCGCTCTTTGTTAATGTATATGCGTGTTTGTCAAATCATTGGCCATGAACACGCAATCAATCATAGCCTAAACCGTTGCTAATATACAAAAAAGCCATGACATTACGCCATGGCTTTCCTAACTAAAACAACTCTAACTTAAAAACTATATTACTGTTTCTGAATCTACGTTCGACTTCCAAAGCGAATTGTCCAAATCAACAGCCGAACGGTTGTTGGCATTGTCGTAAAGACGTAGCGTAACAACATCGTTGGTAGCGATTGTGGGAACCGTTAAAACGTATGTTCCGGGTACTGCCGAATCATCGCCCGCCGTTGGATTGCTAGTTACCCCGTTCAAAGTAGACAAGAAACTTGCAAAAGGAACTCCGGTAAACGGTTTTCCTCCTACTTTGCTCGTCAACTTTGCGGTTATAGTTGTCCCTGCTGATGGAACCGACAAATCAACCTCTACCTCGTTTACTCCGTCTACGGAAGTAGGGATGAAATTCAGTTGTTCCGCCTGAATGAAGTACCAGTTAGTGTCTACTTCGATACGCTCCAATAGTTGCATCATCAAACCTTCTCTTTGAGCAGCGGTGTCGCTACCCCAAGTAAGTTTCTTGGCTCGAACCATACCTAATGTGAATCCTTTCAAAGAACCGTTCTGGGCCTTTGTTCCAAGAATGTTCCCAGATACGTCCACAAAGATTGCGTCATAGTTTCCTTGTGAGTTCAAAGAATTAAGCGCTGACTGAAAGAACATTCCGTTAATAAAAGATGCCTCAAACTCGTATTTAGCACCTCTCACAAAAAGTTTAGTTCCACCTTCCAAATCTTCGGTAACATCGTCGGGAGTGTTGTCCGTCCAACTTTGAACTCCTTTGAGCACAATCAACTTTCCTTCTGCCTGTAGCTGTTGTACATAGTCAAAATCAAGTTCTTGCGCTCCGTCAAGAACGGTTCCTGTAGGCAATAGCCAAATTGAAGAAACTCTTTCCAAAGCAGCTTTACAGCCTCTTGAACCAGTTCCCAATACAGCATCCGCACCACAACTGATAACGTTTAAAATTTCTAATAGTGTCATTATATTCTGTGTTTACGTTTGAAGTCTTTTGCCCCGTCTTCAGTTAATTTAACCTTATCACCGGGCAAAAGCTGTTTTCCGTCTATGGAAACAGGATTCTTCAAGGTGTAAGTTTCTTTTTTCAGAACTGATTTTTTTTCAGTTGCCGCTTTATTTTTATCGCTCATTTTACGAACATTTATCTGTTAATTTATAATTGAGATTTATCAGTACCGCGAATACATGGGTAGGGTGTATGTCTTGGTTCTTGATTCCTTTTATCGAAAATCCCGAAAAAATTCTTTCCAAACCAGTTTCATATCCGATTACTTGGTATTTACCGCTATACGGTATATTCCTCATAATTTCCATAACATCTTTGTGCGCCAATGCGTCCAATCTATCTTGACCGCCATAACATTCGTCTAAGTCCAACGAAAAAACTACTTTTATCTTGTTCGAGAACAAAACCTCATCGGTAGTTTCGTGCAAATCATTTTCCAAAAAGAAAAAGTTCGCATCAGCCTTGTCGTCATAGAAGGAATCTGAATAATCTCCCTCGGATGCCAAGAAAACCTCTGGAATTCTTTGGTAATCCTTATGGTTTTTATAGACCCTTCCATAACCGTTAAGGTTCGTTGACCACAAATCGGACAACTCTGCATAAATCTGTTGCTGAATCCGCTTAATTACGGAATCTATCCCAAAAGCCTCTTCGACCAAGTGGTTCATGTGCTTGTCCTTTTGTTACGGTTTTAAGCATATTCCTAACATTTCCAAACCTTCTTTGGCAAGATTCAAGTTCAAAGTTGTACCTACTTGAAATTCCCATAGATGTTTTATAGTGTACGCGGTTAGCGAATTTTGTAACCGTTTCCCTATAAATATCATAATTTAGTTTTCCAAGGAAGTTCTCCGTGAACCTTTGAATCTTATTGCTTCGTGAAGAGGTCATTATCATTTCAGAAACGTTAATGACCATCCTCAGCAGAATGCAATTATCGAATGCGGTCGGGTACAATGTCAGTAAATCGTCGTCTACATAATCCTTTTCGAAAACATCGTTGAGCACTTGCCAAACACAGTCACTTCTTAGATTTTCAAGATAGTCGTTAAAGTCGCTAGAAGAAATCTTCTTGACCGGTTGACAATCCCTAATATTCTCTAAAGTAACGGCAGAATGTTCGCTCTGAAACACCCTTCCACTATCAGTAGTAGAGTTTTCATCGGATAGGTCGAAAAATTCAACAGTATTGTCGTTTCTCCAACCTATCCTAGATACGATTGCGCTATGTGTTTCCGATAAGGTCATTATCCTTGAACGAATTTATAGATTGACGATGCATTGGCCGTACTTTCCCAAGCTCCTTCTAGCGCGTAGAAAGTGGTAAGTTCGTACTCATCAACAATATCCTGAACGTTACCCGCAGAACCACTTGTATCAGCGATAGCGCGTACAACGTGCAAATCGTGTACGTGACCCAAAATAGGGTCTACCAATGTCGAAAACAAACCTTCATTGTTTCCAATGCTTCCAGAACCTTTACGGTTAAGGGGTTCGTTCCAAGTGGTCATTCCCACGGTTCCTTTCGCAAAGGCATAGGCTTCACCTAAAGCGGTAACGGCCATTTGTGGCTCTTCTACATAATCGATTCCAGGCAATTGCCATGCTTGGTTCGTTGCGTTCTGAGCACCTTGAGCAGCCAATCTTCTGTACTTGGTAGCGTTTCTTTGGTCGCCAACAACATTGAGCATTCCAGGGTATCTGTTCTGCAACATTGCGGACTTCATGTTCTCAAAGAAGAAATCGGCTTCACCTGTAGGGTTGTCGAACTTGAATCCAACACCATCAAAGGCAATTACCGAGTCAACGGCAACTTGTGATTTTTCAGCGGCCAAGAATGCAAGAGCGGCAGCGGAAATATCACGATAGAAACTTTGAAGTTTGTTTTTAAGCTCGTAAGCCAATATACCATCATACCCCAAACGGTTGTTGTCCGCTTGTTTGTACGAAACCTTGAAAGTCTGCACCATTGGAATGTAAACAATATCCTTGGTGAAAGAATCAGGAAACGCGGCAGCAGCGTGATTGTGAGACTTGTCTGCGGCAGAAGCGGTATAAACGCTCTTGTGCATATCTACTTTCGTAGGCTGTTCTCTGGACTGCTTCATTTTTTCGACGTTCATAAATACGTCTGGTTCGTCGTCAAGCAATCGCTTAACGGTTCCATGTTGATAATCTCTGAACTCAGTCTTATCAATAAGACTATTGCTGGCCTTTGTAATAGCTGCCTGCAATTGAGTATCTGTTAAATTTGGCATCTTTTTAAAGTTTAAATTAAGGTTTTAGCCCAATATTTCAGGGGCTTCTTTTGCCGCTTCTGCAAGCAACGACTTGGCCTCTTCGCTGCCGGGGTGAAAACCTTTCTCTTTGATGGCCGATTCATACTCTTCCAATGTTTTTGGAAGTGTAGAGCTACTGCCTCCAGTTGGTTTTCCAGAACCGCCTCCGCGACCTGCGGGGGCTGTTTTATCCCAACCTTTTTCAGTAACGAAACTTTTTACGGCCTGTTCGAGCGTAAGTGGGGTTTCTAGGCTATCTTTCAGTAAAGTACCGTTCCTGTAGATTCCATCCTCTTTGATTTCAGCACCCATAAAAAACAAACTTGTGGCCTCTGCTTTAGAAAGACCTATTGTTTCCGGTAAATCAGGAATGAAAGACTGAGCTTCCAATCTTGTTTCTTTTGCTTTCATCTTAGATTGTAGTTCTGTTACCGCATTTTTCTCATTAGTTAATTGCGTTCTTAGAGACTCCAATGATGCTTCTAGTTCTTTTACTTTTTCATTTGGTTTCACCTTTGCTTCCTCTAGTGCGGCATCGACTTTTTCTTTTAAGAAATCATCTTTGCTCTTACCTTCAAAAGCATCTTTTGTCGCTTTAGATATACCTTCGTCATATTTTCTTTTCCCATGGTTGTCAAGAATTGTTTCTTTAGCCTCCTTGGTCAAGAATTCTCCTTCTGGTAGTTCTAATTCGACTTCCTGTTCATCGGAAATTTGTTTTGCCAATACATCGGCGGCGATACCCGTCATTGCAGCGAGGGCATCCATTGATTTTTTTGATAACATTTTATTCAGCGTTTAGTTCTGTTTTTCTTTTATCCGCTGCCGCTATGACGGCAGGGGTTCCTCCTTCTGCAAGAGCATCTACGGCCTCGACCGTTTTGGCTTCTTTTATTTCTGCTTTAAGCCTTTTTGCTTTTGCCATTGGCGTTTCGCTATCTTTAGAAGCAGATTCTTTTTCACTGGCTTCAACCCACCTAAGTTTTCTGGTCATTGAATGAACGTTAAATGCCTTTGCCTGTTCAGGGGTTACAAGTACTTGTTTTTGCTTTGGCTCGTCGCCATCGACCATTAAAGGTTGCCACTTTCCCCTGTGTAGTTCTTCAACGTCGAACTTTTTTTCAAATCTGCTCATTTTCTTTTAGAGTTTTAGAGTTAATATAGGTATTTAATTTTTCTTTTAGTTTTTGCTCCGTGTCGAATATCAGTTCGCTATCCGACAATGTGTTGACCCATTCCGCAAAATAAAGTTTCCTTACTTTTTCGATTTCGGGAAGCCCTTGAATAGCGACCACTTTTTCACAACTTAGCGCCGGAAAAGGCTCTATCTTCAATAATTTCAATCTTTTTTTCCTTTCTATAGGGTCGTCTTGATATTCGGATTCAATGTACCTTATTTGAAGGTCGAGTTTTGTCATGTCGCTGACATTCTCCCTAGAAACCTCAACATACTTGGTCAAAATGTCGTCAGGCCCTTCGAAAACATATCTTCTGCCGTAGGTTACGGAGCTTTCGTATTTGGGATTTCTCAGAATGACTATGCCATAGCAATCAAGTAGGAATTTGTGTATTTTTGAGAACGTATCGCTCATATCGCCCAATCTATCGTTGACGGGCTGTGCATCCAAGAACCTTCCTGTTGCGGTTTCCCTTTTGCCCCCTACTTCATAGGTCGTTCCCCACATTGCCCGAAACATTTCTTCCCTATGTGATTTTACGACGCTTTCATAGAACTTGGCGGTTTCAAGGTCTGGACTTTCAAAGCCCATTAATTTTTGAAGTATAGGATCTCCGTCTCTAGGTACGGGAACGACGACTTCATCACTTGGATTGGTTCGTTTCTTGTGTCCGTCACCGCCACAGCTTGGACATTCTTTACTTTCGATTTCGGCGGGTTCGGTTTCGGTAGCCTTTTTTGTCACATAGTCAATAGTTCCCTCCCCGTGACATTGCGTACATTCCTGTGCATAAGCCCAATATCTAGGATAAAGATGCGCAAGTTCGTGAATGGTCATAACGCTCATTCTTCTGAGCATAATATCCGCATCATCGAGCAAATCTTCTATAATGCTTTCAAAAAGACCTGTATTGTTGTCCTTTACATCCCCAAGAATCAATGCCGGAACGAATCCGAAATAATTGCTTATAGTGCTAGAAGGGTCTAATCTAATGTCTTTGGAATTTTGGGTTCCTGGCATTTTTTTGTCCTCGACAACGAATATCCTATCTGTTTCGTCGTCTATTACCCTGAAGTACTTTCTTTTTTGGTAGACACCTGTTGGTAATGTTCCGTTATACCCTATTCCTTCCGAATTACATTGTTGTATGAAACGTAATCGGTCGTTCTCTTCCCTGTCCTTGTCGTAGAATTCGAATATTATTGCACGTACCGTGTTTCCTTTTGCGCTGTACCAAAGTATTTCACTTGTGGGGATTACGTAGGTTTCCAAAGCACCATCTTCATCAATATCAACGAAAATGACACCGTTAGGGTCC